GTGAGCGGGCTAAGTTGTATCTTAACCGCAAAAACAGTTCTGCTTTTTCGGACGAACTTTCCAATACGCGAAAAGAGCTTGATGAGCTAAAAGCTAAAATGTCTCAGCTTATGGATGAGCGTAGGCCGGGACGGCCAAGGAAAGAAGTTATAGATGTCCAGCACGATGCTGCAATTAGTGACGCAAGTCACGAATGAGCTAGGCGTTCCTACTCCCACTTTTGTAGTTGGGAATGCTAACCAAGACGTAATTCAGATCCTAGCGCTCATGAACGCTAGCGGTTACGAATTGCTGCGGAAGGCTGATTGGCGCGAACTCACCATACCGTACAGCTTCTTTACGGACTACACGACCACGACGGGAACCTACACGACCACCACGCTTACCATCACCGGCATCCCGTCCACTGCCGGCCTGGACACCACATACATGGTTGTCGGTACGGGGTTTCCAAACGCCACGTTTATCACCAGCGTAGATTCCAGTACGCAAGTCACAGTCTCAACCTATTCAGCCAGCGCCGTGACCGCCGGCACAATCTATTTCCAGAAGGTCAAATACGACCTGCCTAGCGATTACGACAGCATTGTGCCGCGCACCCAGTGGGACAAGAGCAAGCACTGGGAAATGCTAGGCCCAGAAAATGCCCAGCAATGGGAATGGCTTCTCAGCGGTTACATATCCACCGGCCCGCGTATCCGCTGGCGTTTGCTAGGTAGCTATTTTCAGATTTGGCCTGGCTATTCCAGTTCCGAATATCTGGGCTTTGAATACCGTAGCAAGGGCTGGGCTAGGTCATCCGCTAACGCAGTGCAGAACAGCTTTACCGCTGACACTGACACCTGCATCTATCCTGACCGCGTTATGGTCCTTATGACAAAGCTGAAATATTTCCAAGCCAAGGGTTTTGATACCACGGCTCTGTATCGTGATTATCTGACCGAGTTTGATACGTCAGTGGCGCAGGACACTTCTGCGGCCAACCTGTCGTTTGCTCCGCGTCCTGGTAACATCTTGATTGGCTACGACAACATCCCGGATAGCGGCTATGGCAGTTAATACGCGTTCTCTGGTTCAAGGAAACGCGGCCCAAGTTCAGTCTCTACCGGCTCCTCTTGGCGGCTGGAACGCTAGGGATAGCTACGCCAACATGGACCCTATGGATGCGGTCACGTTGGAAAATATGTTTCCAACTGTTTCCAGCGTCACCTTGCGTGGCGGTTATTCAAAGTGGGCTACAGGATTGGATGGACAGGTTCAAAGCCTGTTTGTTTATTCCAGCGGCACTGCAAATAAAATGTTTGCCGTCACCAGCACAAGCAAGCTTTATAACGTAACGGCTAGCGGTGCTGTTGGCTCTCCGGTCTTATCAAGCCTTGGAAACGGCAATTGGCAATACACCAACATTACGACTTCTGGCGGCAGCTATCTGTATGCCACCAACGGTGTTAATGCACCCCTGCTTTATGACGGAACCACCTGGACCGCAATTACGGGCATATCTACGCCGGCCATCACAGGTGTCACCACAACCAACCTAGTCAACGTCCTGCTGTTTAAGAACCGAATTTGGTTTATTGAAAAAGACACGCTGAAAGCTTGGTATTTGCCAACTTCCTCAATTGGTGGTGCAGCTCAATACCTTGATCTAAGTTCCGTCTGTCGATATGGCGGTCATTTGGTTGATTTTGACACCTGGACCATAGACGGTGGCTTTGGCATTGATGATATGCTGGCGTTCATTACCAGCAACGGTGAGGTTATAGTCTATCGTGGCACAGACCCTGCTAACGCCTCCACATGGTCGCTGACGGGCATTTGGAAGTTTGGTTCGCCTATTAGCAGTCGTGCCATGCTTAAGTGGGGTGGCGACCTTTTGGTGCTTACCTATGACGGTTTGCTGCCTATGTCCCAAGCCATGCAAAGCGACCGTCTAGACCCCCGCATAGCTTTGTCTGACAAGATTCAAGGCGCAATTGCTGCTGCTACAACAGCTTATGGCGGAGATCACACTGCTGTAGGCTGGCAGGTGGTTTATTCCGCTAAGAACAATGCCGTGATGATTAACGTGCCTGTGGCTGACGGTCAGCAACAGCAATACGTTATGAACACCATTACAAAATCGTGGTGCAACTTTACGGGTTGGAACGCAAACTGCTGGGATACCTATAACGACGACCTTTATTTTGGCAGCAATGGCTATGTCGCTAAGGCATGGGACGATACCTATGCCGATAACGGGTCCAACATTTTTACCAACACGATCCAAGCGTTTAATTACATGGGATCTCGCGGCGTTAAAAAATACTTCACCCGCGCTAGGCCCAACATTTTTACCAATGGCGCACCTAGTGTTTTTGTTGGCGCTAACATCGATTTTAATATTCTAAACACTTCCGCCCCATTGACCTACACAGCGTCAATTTATGGCCTTTGGGATTCGGGGAAATGGGATCAAAGCCTATGGGGTGGTGATCTGAACATTACGAATAACTGGCTTGGCATAACTGGTATCGGCTACTGTATCGGTCTACAGGTAAAAACCTCTAGCTCAACGCTTCAGGTTCAATGGGCGGCAACGGATGTGGTGTATCAAACTGGATGGGCTGGCATATAGAAAACGGGCCTGAGATAGGCTATTGGGTAGCGGATCAACTAGGCAGTTCTTTTTTTGCTGAGAAATCAGTCGCAATAGGGCTGTTAAAAGACGATAAGATTATAGCTGGTGTAATTTATGAAAACTGGAATGGTAGATCCTGGGTAGTTCATATGGCAGCGATAGGCCGGTTAACCCCGGCTTTTATGGGTGCGATGTGTGATTATCCCTTCAATACCTGCAATGCCCACAAGGCAATAGCACCAGTTCAAGTTGGTAATTTGAAAAGTGTGCGGCTCGTCACGAAGATGGGCTTTGTTCCTGAAGCCACACTTACAGATTGTCATCCAGACGGTGATATAGTGTTGTACACGCTTAAGAAATCAGATTGCAGGTTCTTGGAAGGTCGTTATGGGAAAAAGTACACCAGCAGCGCCAACGCCAGTTAATTACACTCAGGCAGCGATAGACCAGGGTAACGCTAACCTGAAGTCTGGGTTGCAAAGTGCTGGTCTTAGCAATCCAAACATTATCAGTCCCTATGGCAATCAAAACGTTACGTTTGATACGACCACCAACCCTGATATGCCACAGGCAACGGTTACGCAGACCCTAACACCTGCGGCTCAAAAAACGCTTGATGCCCAGCAGCAAGTTCAACTTTCCCTAGCCAATCTTGGGCAACAAGGCGCTACAACCGCTTCTAATGTCCTTAGCACCCCATTTAAATATAGCGGCCCTGACATTCAAACGTCATTGGGGCAACAAAAAGCCATTGATTACGGCCCTTCTGCTGGAATGTATGGTTTAGCGGGTGGTGGCCCTGCTGGTGATGCGTTTGGTTTGGCTGGCGGCGGGCCCGCTGCTGATGCTTATGGTTTAGCCGGCGGAATAGCCGGGGATAAATACGGCAACGCCCAAAGGTCACTTGACCTGTCTGGCGTAGCCAAAATGCCGGTTAACGCCGGCATGACAGGTCAACAAGCAATCCTGTCGCGCCTTCAACCGCAAATTCAGCAAGAGCAAGCGGCCACAGCGCAACAGCTTGCCAATCAAGGCATTACGCCAGGCAGTGAAGCGTATAACAACGCCATGCGTACCCAGGGGCAGCAGGCCAATGACCTGTACACCCAGGCGGCATTGCAGGGCATTAACCTAGACACAGCGGCTAACCAACAAGGTTATGGCCAAGCCCTATCAACAGCGGGTCTTTATAACCAAGGGCTTGGACAGGATTTTGGTCAAGGTCTTGCGGCTCAAGGATTGACTAATGCCTCCATTGGTCAAAACTTTGGTCAGGGGCAGGCAGCGCAACAACTGCAAAATGCGTCCATTGGGCAGAACTTTAGCCAGGCACAAGCCGCTCAAGCAATGAAGAATGCTTCCGTTGGGCAAAACTTTGGTCAAGGCCAAGCGGCTGCCGGCCTTTACAATCAAGCGCAAAACCAGGGTTATAACCAGAACCTGCAAGGCGCTCAATTCGGCAACACGGCTGCACAACAATCTTTGGCGCAACAACTGCAATTGCGTAACCAGCCGCTTAACGAGATTTCGGCGCTTATGTCTGGATCGCAGATTCAGAACCCGCAGTTCCAGGGTTACACCGGCTCTAACGTAGCAGCGGCTCCGACATTCCAAGGCGCTCAAGCGGGGGGTCAGCAAGCTATGGATATTTACGGTCAGCAAATGGCTGCTAAAAATGCTCAGACTGCGGCTTTGGGTCAGCTTGCCGGGGCTGCTGGACAAGCAGCAGTGATGAAATATAGCGACGTTCGCCTTAAATCAGACATCGTTAAGGTTGGCGATCATCCGCTTGGCATTGGTATTTATGAATACGACATTTTCGGGCGTCGTGAGCGTGGTGTTATGGCGCATGAAGTTCTTGCTGTTAAGCCAGAAGCCGTCATTCAACGTTCTAACGGCTACCTGATGGTCGATTACGGAGCTTTGTGATGGCCGCTGTCAGCCTTACCAATTACGATGCTAGATTAGTTGATGCTCAACGCCGGCAAAAGCTGGCTGAAATGTTGCAAGAGCAAGCCAATGCTCCGTTTGACATTCAATCGTACAAGGGCGTGCAAGCTGCTATTCCGTGGACTGCTGTGCTGGCTAAAGCTTTGCAGGGTGGCTTGGCTGGGTATCAAGGGAAGAAGGCTGATGAGCAAAAGGCTGCTGCTGAACAATCCGGTAGGCAGCAAGCGCTAAGCGATTACCGAGCCGCCACCGCAAATAAGCTGACTGAAGGCGGCGCAGCATTTACTCCCGCTGGCAGCAATGTTCCTAACCCGCAATTCAGCGCTCAAAAGCCGTCTATGTTGGCTAACCTTCTTGGCGGCGGTAATGCACAGCCGCCCCCGGCTGCTCCAATGTTGCCCCCAGCCGCTCCAATGCCGCAAGGTGCGCCTATGGCAGCGCCGCCAATTGTTCCCGTCTCTCAAGCGCCATTACCAGCCGCTAATCCATCGGTTGGTGCTAATATGCCGCAAATGGCTCAAGCTATGCCTGTTGCGCCTCCCGCTTCTGTCGGACCCGTTAGGAAAGCGCTTGACTTCCAATCCAAAGCCCCGACTGCAAGGGAGTTGGAAGATTCCAGCATTGAAATGATGTCTTCCAGCAATCCATATGCGCGTTCGTTTGGACAAAATCTGTTTGAGCGTTCTCAGACGCAGCTTGATGAGCAGCGCAAACTTGATTTGACCAACGCTACCCGCGACAAAGAAGTCGACAGAATGAAGAAGCTTTTTGGCAATGAAGCGCCGGATGGCGTTGGCAAAAATGCTTGGAATGCTGCTCTTACCAGCGGTGATCCAGAAGTCATTTCCAAGCTTGCTCAAGCTGGTTATGACAATGCTAACGCACCTGAAAAAGTGCCAAACATTCAACACGTTGAAAGCGATGGTCAAAACATTTATGGCGTTTTCCAGGGTGGTAAATTTATTTCTATGTTTAGTAGCCCAATCCAAAAAGCTTCTACTACGGTTAACGTAAACACCAATGGTGAAAATTCTTATGTAAAAGGCGTTAGCGAAGGATTGGCAACTCAAGATGTTGCAATTATTTCTGCTGCTAGAGGAGCGCCAGATGTAATTAATTCAGTTAACACCATAAGATCAGTTTTGGATAAAAATCCAATGACCGGAGCTTTTGCAGATATTGGGTTAGCAGTTGCAAAAACAATTAATCCAAATAATCCGTCTGTTGCTGATACGCAAGAACTTGTTTCAACTCTTGCAAATCAAACATTATCTAATGTTAAAACTTCTGGTCTTGGTGCCGGCCAAGGATTTACGGAAAAAGATTTAAGGTTCTTGCAAGAAGCAAAATCAGGCAGAATTACGTTTACTGCGGAATCATTAAGAAGAATTGCAAACCTTAGTGAAAAATCCGCTAGGTCTTCTATTGATAACGGAAATAAAGTTATTGATAGAATACAAAAAAGCCCTAGCTTTACCGGTGCTACGTCTAATTTTGGTCGTATTGAAGCTCCGCCATCTTACGTGTCTCCAACCGCACCACAAAATAGAAAACCATTAAGCAGTTTTAGGCGTCCATGATGGCTAATTTTGACGTAACTGGAGCAAAAAAAGCCGGATATTCAGACGCAGAAATTGCGGACCATTTGTCAGAAGAAAACAAATTTGATTCTGCTTCTGCTAGAAAAGAGGGCTATTCCGACCAAGAAATTATTAAGCACTTAAATCCCGTATCAAAATTTGATGTCCTTAAAGGCGGCGCAAGCGGCTTAATTAGCGGGATTGCGGGTATTGCTGGTCAGGGTGGCGATCTGGAACGCCAGATACGCGGGACCGTTCTCAATAGCGGTATGACCCTTGGCAATGCGGGGGCTAACCTTTTGGGTCGTCCAGGCATTACGCCACAGGCGATGCAGAACATTCAAGCTGCGTCCAACAAAGCGCCAACAATAATGCCGTCGTCGCAGCCTGTTATGCAAGACACGCAAAGTATGTTTGGTTCTCCGCAAACCAAAACTGGAAAATACGTCCATAGCATTGCCACTATGGCTCCCGCTGTGCTTGGCGGCGGGGGCGGCATAATCGCACGCGGCCTTCGTGCCATAGTGCCTGGTGTTGCATCTGAAGCCGCTGGGCAAATGACCGAGGGAACCAAGTACGAGCGCCCCGCTCGCATAGCGGCAGCGCTTGTTGGTGGTGCGGGAGTAGGTGCTGCTGAAGGCGTAGGCGCTCGTATGGCGGCTGACAGAGGGTTGCAAACCACTGCAGAAATTAAAACTGCCGGCGGCAAGCTTTATGAGCAAATGAAACAGGAAGGCGTTGTTGTTTCTAAACAACGATTTGATAAATTTAAAAACGATTTAAAATCAAACCTTTCAAAAAGCGGAATCAATCATGGATTGGCAAAACAATCTAAAGAATCTCTTGACTTTATCTTAAGCAAAAAAGGTCAAATTGATTTTGATGAGCTTGATTTGTTGCGTAGAAATGCTTCAAGACCTTTTGAGGTTGGATCCGGCGCATCTAGCAATGACAAAAGAGTTGCCGGTGAACTTGTAAGGTCCATTGATGATTTTATTCAAACCTTAAATTCTGGAACAACCGGAAAAGCTGCTTCTTTGTTGAAACAAGGGCAGCAGCTTTGGTCTAAACAAGCTAAATCTGGAATGATTGAGCAGGAAATTGAAAAGGCAAAAGCCAACGCCGGTACAATGAATGTTAAGCTTGATGACGCTCTTAGGGCTAGGTTTAGCAAATTATCTAACGACGAAAAAAGAATGGGTCAGTTTACCCCAGAAGAACAAACG